GGCACTATAACCTTCGGCAACCCTGCCCTTGAACAGGTGATGCACGTGGTGCACATCAACGGCATGGAGTTCACAGAGGACTCCACGAGCTTCGCCCAAGGCGATGTGGCAGCCGAATTTACGCTACCCTTCTTAGCGTTGGAAATCAGAGAAGAAATTTAATAAAATAAAAACAAAAGAAAATGAAAGCTACAAAACAACAAATAGCAGAGTGGAAAAAAGAACACACCAATGTTTATGAAATAACAGTAGATGATCACCATTGCTATCTCAAATCCCCAACAAGGCAAGCCATGAGCATTGCTGCGAAGGCATCTCAAGAGAACCCCATAAGGGGTAGCGAGATTCTTTTAGAAAAGTGTTGGCTTGGCGGTGATGAAATCATCAAGACAGACGACTCTCTATTTCTAGCCGCAACAAATCAAGTTACCAAAATAATAGAGGCAAAGGAAGCTACGCTGGAAAAGTTGTAAAAGCTGCGGAAGTAAAGGTCGGAGATTACATAAGAATCGCCAATGCACAACTACGATACTACATGCATATCCCCGACCCCGACAGCCTTTCTGATGAGCAATGGGCGATGGCTTATCAGGAATTAAACTATATCCGACAACAAGAAGCGAAAGCTAATAAAGCAAAGAAATAATGATTATAAAAAGATAAAAATGAGTGTTAGGATAACAAAGAAAAGCCCCCAGAGTGTGATAAGCAATTTGGATATCAAGGGTTTTTCTTTCCTGCACCGATAGGCTACCACGAAGGGCATAACGGGAGACACCGCAACGCAAAGAAGCAACCGCGCCGCTTTGGGAAACAGCAAGTAGGCGGCAAGCCAAGAAAGCAAACAGATTGATAAGATAGTAAATAACATAGGGCAAAGATACAAAAAATATTTGAAATGGCAGAAAACACGATAGAATATATTCTCTCCCTTCAGGACAACGTCAGCGGTGCCCTGAAGAAGATAGGCGTGACTAACGACCACCAGCTTGCCACTTGGGCGGCTGTTGAGAAGCAGGTCAATGCCGCTGCCACGACTATGAAAAACTGCGGCGTTTCTATCGGTTCCCTAAGCCAACGCATCTCTGCCCTGCAGGCAGAAAAGCAGTGGATTCCTGTCAACGAAATCAATGCTATTCGCGGAATAAACGTAGAAATAAAAGGACTTGAAAAACAAATAACCAAGCTAAACAATGTAAATGGCGGGAGAATAAAGGCGTGGTTTAATCAGCTCAAGCAGTCTATTCCCATGCTCAACGCTCTTACCAACCCCTTGCTGATGGTCGGAGCTGCGATCTACAAAGTCAACAGCTATGTCAATAAATCCGTAGCCCTCTGGGAGGAGGAAATAGAAGCCCAACGCAAGCTCGCCGTTGTGATGAACAACACCATCGGCGCTTCGCAAGGGGAGATTGACTCCATACTGAGGCTCACCGAAGCCCAGCAGAAGCTCGGCGTTATTGGCACCAGCATTCAGAAAGCAGGTGCTCAGGAGCTCGCCACCTATGTCAGCAAGACGTCCTCGCTGGAGAAATTGATACCCGTAATGAACGACATGCTCGTTCAGCAGTACGGGCTCAACGCCTCACAGCAGCAAGCCGCTAACATCGCCACCATGATGGGTAAGGTGTTGGATGGTCAGGTGGGTGGTCTTTCTCGTTATGGTTACACCTTTGACGCGGCACAAGAGCACATCCTAAAATTCGGCACTGAAGTGCAGCGCGCCACCGTCTTGGCAGAAGTTATCAAGGCTTCTGTTGGAGGAATGAATGAAGCTATGGCACTGACGCCCGAAGGCAAACTCAAGCAGTATGAAAACAGCATGGTAGACATTCAGAACCGAATAGGCAAGCTTTACAACGAAGTAAAGATGACCCTTTTTCCGCTCTTTGAAGCCTTCAACCAACGCATGGCAAGTCTTGTCGGTTGGTTTGAACGCAATCAAGCGAAGATTGAAACCTTTGTTGCCGTCATAGGCAAGGTTGTTTCCACCGCCTTTTCTGCCGTGATGAACGTCATCGGCGGAGTTGTCAATAGTATATCTTGGTTTTTTACAAAATTAAAACAAGGCAATGTGGCAGCACTGGCGATTACCGTTGTGCTGGGGTCGCTCGCGACTGCCATAGCCCTTGTTTCTTTACGCACCAAAGTCATGGCGATGTGGTCTGGTATCACCACCACAGCTACGTGGCTATGGGCAGCAGCTCAAAATGGTCTCAACCTCGCCTTCCTTGCCAACCCCATAACGTGGGTCGTGGCGGGCATCGTTGCACTCATTGCTGCCATTGCGTGGGTGATGGTCAAAGTTGATGGTCTTTCCACAATATGGGAAGCGGCTGTGGGCTTTATGAAAAACACCTTCTTTGCTTATGTGGAAGGCGTCAAGCTTTATTTCACAACCATGATCAACGGCATAATGATGGGCATTGACGCCATCATAAAGAAGTGGTATGAGTTCAAAGACGCAGTAGGCATAGGCGATCCCAAGGAGAACCAAGCAGCTATCGACGCCATCAACAAACGCATAGAAGATAGGCAGAAGCAGATCCTTGACTCGGCTAACAAAGTCAAGCAATACACCAAGGACGCCATAGGCAGCTGGAGCAAAATAAACCTCTCTATAAACAACAAAAGTTTATCAGATGTTGCCGGAGGCATAAAGAAAAGCCTCGGACTTGGCATAAACACCAACGACACCCTCCAGAATAGGATCAACGGCGGTAGTAGCAGTAGCGAAGATGGTGGCGGTGGAACGCTTGGCAAAACCAACGAAAGCATCGCAACAGGTGGCACAAAGACAACCAACATAACGATAAACATACAGGAGCTGGCAAGGATGATCTTCAACGGCGGAATCACAGAAAATAAGCAAAATATCAAGCAAGAAGTTGAAGATGCCCTTCTGCAAGCCCTTAACATAGCAAATACAACAGCATCATGATATTTAGGTTTATTCCTTACTGGCTTAAGAACGATGTTGAAATCATCGACATTGCTTCCATTGATAAATCAAATATCAATGGTGACATGGTCATTACTGGCGAGTGCCCTTTGTCCTTCAAACTATTGTCAGAACCCGACAGCGCTTTCTGGACATTCCCGCTGGAACCCATTATCAGCGTCAGCTGTAAGAACAATATAGTCAAACGTCAGGTGCTCAAAATGAATGCCGTAAATTCCTTAAGGCGAGGCACCGTCAAGGAGCTCTGGTCTCAAGATGACTACGAGATAAACATCGGCGGTATCTTCAAATCCCCAACCAATGGCATCCCCTCTGATGACACTCGCCTATTACGCAAGTACTGCGAAGCTCGCGAGGTTATCAGCGTCAAAAATGATTTTCTTAACCTTTTTGCCATAGATAGGATAACCATTGAGGACTACGACTTCCCCTTCAGCAGGGGTTTAAAAAACCAACAATTTACCATCAAAGCCACCTCTGATGATTTTGATATTAACGACCTTTTAATCCAAAGCTAATGTTAGAGATGAACCACAACATAACAGTAGGAAGCTTCAGGCTTGGCATGGTGGAAGAGGTAACCATACGCAAAAGCGTGGAGTCGCTTGCCGACACCGCCACCATTTCCCTGCCCGGCACCTACATCAACGAGGCTCTAAACCTCGAGGACAAAATAAAAGAAGGCGACCCTGTAACCATTGAACTTGGTTACAACGGAAATCTTGCAATAGAGTTTCAAGGCTATTGTAACAACATTGCAACTGACGATAGCGGCGTTCTGCTTGAATGTGAGGACGCCCTCTATCTGATGCGTAAGGATATCCCCAACAAAGAATATCACAACATCACCATCAACGACCTCCTGACGGCGGTTCTGCGGGAGGTTGATCAATCGTTCACCTTGAGCTGCAATTACGATTTTAAGTATGGTAAATTTGTGATATATAACGCCAACGCCTTTGATGTGTTGAAAAAAATACAAGAAGAAACTAAGGCAAATATATATTTTAAGGACAATGTCCTACACGTTCATCCNCAGTATCAGGANGTGTTCAACGACACNCCTGTTGTCTATGATTTNGCTTNCAATATAGAGTCGTCAGATTTGAAATATCGCACTGCAGACAAAAGAAAATACCTTGTAGAAGTGGAAGGCATCGCCGCCGATGGTACGAGGATTACCACCACGGTGGGCACGCCTGGCGGCGATAAAAGATCAATCAAAATATACGGTGTAACCAACCTTGCAAGCCTCAAGCAAAGAGGCGAACAGGAGATGCTTACACTCTCCTATGACGGATTTGAAGGTAGCTTCACAGGATGGCTCGTGCCTTTTTGTGAGCCCGCCTTCAACGTCCTTCTGCGAGACACGCAATATCCACACAAAACGGGCACCTACTACGTGCTCACAACACAGACAACCTTTTCCTCCAGCGGAGGTAGTCGCCAGATATCAATAGGTAAAAAGATGCAAAATGGATAAGAAACAACGAATAGCTAACGGCTTCAACCGGCTACTAAGATCTAACGCCACCAATGCCGTTATCTTCACTGCCCAAGTGGTGGAGGTGCAAGACAAGACCTGCACCATCAAAATCGGCACCCTGACGGCAACAGATGTCAGGCTTTGCGCCGTGGTTAATGACAACGAAGCTTCGCTTGTCGTCAAGCCCAAAGAGGGCACGCAGATAACCGTTGCCGATTTGAGCAATGGGCAGATGCGCGATCTTGTTGTTATCAAGTATGACGAAATAGATACCATCACCATCAACGGCGGCAAACTTGGCGGCCTGACCATCACGCCTGAACTGGTGGCAAACCTCGACAAGATGACCGCCAGAATCAACGGAATTATTGACGCAATCAAAAACGCGCCGACAGTGCCACAGGATGGTGGTTCTGCCTTCAAAGCAGCTATCGTGACCGCATTAAATGGTTTGGTAGATGTGGAGAACTTTTCAAACATAGAGAACGAAAGGATCAAACAATGAAGGACAGGGCTTTACAAATGACTTCAACGCCGCAGGGCTTTGACTTAGATATAAACCTAACCACTGATAGACAAGGACTCAAAACAGGGCTTCAAGTCGGCAACACCCTTTACCAGAACCAAGCCGTCATTCTCACCGCCAAGCGAGGAGAGATAAAGGAGTATCCAGCCTTCGGTATAGGCATAGAGGAAATGCTCAACGACAACGAATTTTCACTCTGGCAAAGCCGCATAGTTCGCGACATGGAGCTGGATGGCATGAAGGTTCTGAGGCTGGTAATAAATGAAAAAGGAATTGATTTAAACGCTATATACACATAACAATGGACTATTGGACAATAATAATCTCAGCAGTAACAGCAGCCATCGGCTGGTTCTCAAACAAAGTACTCTCAAAAAGGGAGAAAGGAGCTTCTAATGTTGATATAGTTGATAAAGTAAATTTGGTTGTTTCGAGCTTCTTAGACACCAACAATAAACTTGCCCAATACAATGAGGAATTGCACGAAAAGCTTCTCAAAAAAGAAAAAGAGATAAGCGACCTGCAGGCCGAAAGAGAGGATTTGAGGGGGGAGATAAAATGCTTGAAAAACAAATTAAACCGATTGAATAAAAGATTAAATGATTTGGAAAATGAAAAAAATAATGTTAATCCTATTGGTTTTAATGCTGACAGGATGCAAGACAACAAAACAAACCACACAACAGGCAAACGTAAGTAGTTTGCAAACGATGTCGGTAAAGTACGACAGTGTCTTTGTAGAAAAATTCGACAGCGTCTTTGTGAAAATAAATGGCGACACTGTATTTGTTGAGCGGTACAAAATAGACTATCGCTACAAGATAAAAGAAACAACCGACACCATTATACAAAGAGATAGCATCTATTTTGATAACTACATAGAGGTTGAGAAAAAAACGTCGTGGTGGAGTAATCTTAAAACAATCATCGTCACCTTGGTGGTAGGTATGATCATTGGATTTATATTAGCAATAATAAAGAAATGGAGATAATAGCAAAAAGCAACCAGACAGTTATTGACCTTGCTATTATGGCAAGTGGTGTTGCCGATGCTTACCAATTTGCTCTTGACAATGGTATAAGTATAACAGACGACTTACAAGATCTGCAGACTATGAACTACAACGGACAAGTAGAAGACAGGCGCGTTTTTGACCTATACTCCGCCAACAACATAATGCCAGCAACGGCAATAAAAGAAGATAAGAAACATAGAATTTTTGACCGCACTTTCGACAAAACATTTCCATAATGGCAAGAACAGTAGAACAAATAAAAAAAGAGATAACCGACTTATTTATCGCAAATCCCGACATTGCAAGAATGTACCTTTTGCAGCCCAACCAGGCCTTTGAGCAGCAGTTTTCCAAGGCAGGATTGGAAAATATTTTATTTTACAATATGAGTTACTCCATTAATGTTTTGGAGCAAATTTTGGACACCTTCAAAGCGGACATTGAGAACATAATAGATAACCTTAAACCACACACTTTGCGCTGGTACATTAACAAAGTAAAGGCATTTCAGGATAGCGAAGAAGGCGAACAACTTATGCCTGACAGTGATCAATACGAAGTTGTGGATCCGGAGAAACAAATTGTACAATACTGTGCCATCATCGAGCGGCAAGGGTATCTTTTTATCAAGGTAGCCAAGCAAGAAGATGACGCACCGGTGCCGCTTACTGATATAGAGGTGGCGAGGTTGACGGGTTACATCAACAGGGTGAAAGATGCTGGAGTTCATTTTGAAGTTGCCAGTCGTCCGGCTGATCTGTTTCGTGTTAGGTTGCTTATTCATTACGATGCCGTTATGGGTCTGCAAGAACAGCTTGTCAAGGATACTATCAATGCATATTTAAAATCCATGCCTTTTGACGGTGTATATTCGAATATGGCGCTGACCGACGCTTTGCAGGCTGTGCCCAATATCAAAGTGGTGCAACTTCTTTCTGCTGCCGCTCAGTATGGCGACAACCAATGGCAGGATATTGTGTCAATATATATTCCTGACGCAGGTTACATGGCACTGGACGCTGATCAATCAATTATTGAACTAATACCATACAGCCGTGCAAATTAATTTCAAAAAACTTTTAACAATGCTTCTGCCAATGTCGTGGCGAACGACGTTTATAAAGGCGTTTTGCAACCCTTTTGCAACGGCATTGCAAACCCGTTGCAACGATATTGCAGCGGGCCACAACGACAACAAAAAAGAACTGGTGATAACACCACAGGTGTGGTCGTTGGAAAAGATGCTTAACGATCGCTTTGATATGACTCAGCGGCGGATATTTATAAGCGAAACACAGAGAACTCGCGGCAATTTCTATTTTAGACCAACGGACTTAAAGAACTGGTATCACCTGAATACTTTTTACATACAGGAAAGACGGTTGGGCTTTGCCAATGATTTTATTATCAACTGCCCGCTGCATCTGCAAGCGCAGCACGACAGGATAAGAGCAACAGTAGATAAATATAGATTAATAAACAAACAATTTTCAATCAATTATGAATAGTATTATCACAAGCAACCTACAGGCAGGTTTTCCAGCCAATGGCGACGAGCTTAATTTTATCAACGATGTAGGCGAGCATTTAAGGCAAGTAGTTTCTTCTATTTATGGCGATGGCAAGTACATTCTGAAGGGTCTAAACGTTGGATTTAATGGAATGATGTCCACAACGGTTTATCCCGGCATAGTTTTTTACCAAGGGGAGACTTGGATTATCCCCACCACCACCTTCACAGGAAGGCAAACGCTTGACAGACTTCGTGTTGATTTTACGACGCATACGCAGTTTGCAACCTTTCAAAATGGCGAGTCTTTGCCAGCCTACATCGTCAGAACTGCAACCCTGTCGGTGCCTGAAGACCCCGAAGATGCCAACTTAAAAGAATTTACTTTTGCAGACCCCTTGGGCGCTTCAACTAACTGGGAAAGGATAGTACCACAAAGCAATTTCAACGGCTTTCGCAATCAGATAGTTTTGCAGTCAAACGTTGCCATAAATATAAATAGACAAAAACAGATAAGCCTTGTAGGTTTCGTTCAGATGACTTTTGCCTACCTCAACAGCACGGACGAAGAGGCAGACATCATGGATTTATCCGGCGATGGCAACTCCTTTCCCTATTTAAATGTACCACCGCCTCCACATCAATTTAAGTATAGGTTTCCGTGTATGCTTCAACGTACGGGATCTGGTCGTGGCACCGAAACAATCGCCACCGACTGCCAAATCACTTCGGAAGGTAGACTTCGCCTTCGGGTGCCCAAGGCAACCATTGGCGATGGTGGCGACGACATGACGGGAGGTCAAAGTATTTTTGTAACAATCAACATCAATGTAAATAACCAATGACAATAAACGAGCAAATAGAACAAATACGCCACGAAACAGTCGACTTTGCTAACACCGCTGGGCGTATAGCCGATGCCTTCCAGATCATTGCCGATATGTCGGCAGAGAATGCTGATAATTTGCAGCTACTGGCGCCTACGCCTTGGAACAAAGTGCCGCAGGATAGGTTACTTGTTGTTGATACAGGAGTGATGCCAAGAGCCGGGGAAATAACTCCTTTCCGAGTGCTGTTTGAAGTAACCTCAGGCGAGTCTGATTATTTTCATGTACCGCTTGTTATTGAAATTAAAGGCGTAATAAAAGGTAATGACATGCTGATGGAATTTGGAAGCAGTATCAACTGCTTGAACCTTTTCAATACTATTTTCAATAATCAGATAGATACGGATTCTTTCGGTTATTCTCTTACGGAAAAGACTCTAAAACTATATATATCTACAAAGGTAAAAAATACCAGTCTACGCGTTAAAGAAGTGGTGCAGGTAAATAATGGCGCCTTGCCATGGTCGCCTGTTTGCCGTTTTACTGTTGTGGAATACGCGGAATATATCCGTTTTAAAAGTCATTTTGCATCAAATCCAAATGATTATTTTGCGCTGGCAATAACGGATAAAGCGCTGCAAGATGCGGTGTTTGCTTATGATAATCAAGATGTAGATATTTCACATAGTGGCAACGTGGTTATTCGTGAAGGTGCTGGCATTACTACTAACGTTGAGGGTGATGAAAGAAACCTAATAAGAAGTACTTATGACGTAGGTTTTGAAAGCAATACCACTGTGGTAGGTGATGAACAGGATCCGCTTGTTTTACGCTCAAGTGAGAGACCGATAATCGCAGGTGCTGGAGAAATCGCTTTACGTTCTGAGATACCAATAATCCCAGAGCCGAACGTAGTAGATATAACGGGGTTGTTTTCTGTTGAAGACGGCACAGGCAATCCGATACCTTTGGAGTTTGCCAAGGTATTTGCGAAAGAGATTTTGGGGAACGAAAATAATTTAGTGCATCTTCATTTTGAAAGTTTTCAACCTATTGAAGGGGTTCGTATACGTCCAATAGCTGGTTATGGGTTAGAGTTTAGTCGCAATCAATGGGTTTTTAAAGACGATGGCGAGGCGGTTGCAATGGTGATAAATGCAGAAACACCCGACAACCCTACGGTAATTGATGTGCCTAATGGGGTTGCAAGTTTTGATTTGACATACTCGGTAGGTTCAGAAGATAGTTCTGGCGGCGCAAGTTATTATACAAGGATGGTTAATGGGACTTCCGTTGCTACGCCATTCACTATTGCCGACCGTCCTATTGTGCCTTATATGTTTAGCGATGTTACTGACATTATACATATCAATTTTGGTAAGGATTATGAAGGAACAACAGCATTGCCTGAAAACTTCTTGCGAGGTTCTTCGGTTCAGACATTGAGTATGACAGGACTTGCGAATGTTACCACAATAGGTAGTCATGCTTTTGCAGAAAGCAACCTTCTTGAATATACTTTTCCTGTTGGACTGACGACAGGTGGCGGGTCTCTATTTAAGGACTGCATAAATCTTCGCAGAGTTTATTACAACGCAAGACAAGCGTCAAGCGTCAGCACAGCTTCTACGCTTATATTCGAAGGTTGTACTGCTCTTGTTGATGTATACATTGGAAATGAGGTTGTCGTGATTCCATCACATCTCCTAAGAAGTACCCCTGCGATTAATGTTCATTTTGGCGATAATCCATCGTTACGACAACTTAACACAGCTGTCTTTGCTGGCTCAGCAATAAGAAGGCTAACACTTCCAGCGTCTTTCAATTATTTTCAAGGCACGGATAATTTTAGCGGCTGCCGTTATTTGGAAGAAGTGGTATTTCTTGGCAATGTAACGAGCATTCCTACTAATACTTTCAGAGGTTGTATTGCACTACCTAAAATAACTCTTCCAGCAAGCGTTACGACACTTGGCACGGAGGCATTTTATAGTTGTACAAACTTGGTGAGCGTTGTTTTTGAAGGTGTAATAACATCATCGAGTACTGGTGTCTTTGCGCAATGCAATAGCCTTTCAGAGATAGAGATTCCAACAGGTCTTACTAAACTACCTAACTCGTGGTTAGCCTTTTGTTATGCTTTGAAGACTTTGTTTATACCGAAGAATATTACGGCTATTGAGTATCGTGCTTTAAGAAGTTGTACAGGGTTGTCATATATAGTAATGGAAAGTGAAGAACCACCTGTGCTTGATGCAGAAGCATTTACTAATGCTTCGCAGTTTAACATATATGTGCCAGATTCCGCAATAGATGCTTATCGCGCAGCACCAGAATGGTCTAATTTACAACATCGTATTTTACCAGTATCACAATTACCTTAATCATGAAATATTTTACATTAAACGAACTCATAAAGAGCGACACCGCCACAAAGTATGGCATAAAGAACGAACCCAATGAGGCTCAGAAAGAAAATCTGCGGCAATTAATTGTGCAGAAACTCGACCCCGCTCGTGAAGCGCTGGGAATGGAGATAATAGTAACCAGTGGGTACCGCGGCGATGAGCTTAATAAAAGAGTTGGTGGCAGTAAATCATCACAACATAAGGATGGCTATGCAGTGGATGTTTATTGTGCAGACCTTCCAAAGTTGCACAGTATCTTCGAGGCTCAGGGGAATTTTGACCAGCTGATAAAGGAGAAGTGGAGTACAGGCAAAGGATGGATTCATATATCTTTCGTGTGGAATGGGCGCAATAGAAACCAAAAACTAATAATAAACTAATGGCAAAAAAAGAAAACAGACAGCAGTTGAAAGAACTAGCGAAGATGTACTATGATCAAGGCATGACACTGAAAGATATTGCCGATAAATTAAGCGCATCCCGCACAACGATAACCAAGTGGATGAACGATGGCAACTGGGCAGAAAAAAGAGCCGCAAAAAACATCTCACGCCCCGAACTGGTGAACAAACTATTGCTCGCCCTTAACAACATCATCGAAGACTTCACCACCTCTGATGACACTGACAAAAAACTTGACGCCGACAAATTGATCAAGGTCGCAGCGGCGATCGAAAAGATAGACAAAAAGGCAAATGTCGTTGATTGCATAGAGGTTTGTATGGCGTTTGGGAAGTGGATGCAACACAGGGCGACTTTTGACGACAATATAACTCCCCAGCTACTCAAAGCTATCAATGAATACCAAGATCTCTACATCTCAGAACAAATAAATAAGAAGTAATGGTACAGGAGCGAAAGCCAAAAAATTATTCACAATGGAAGCAGTGGTGTGATGTAGTTCAGAACTACACCACTGACGCCATGGTGAACGAAACGCCTGCCCAGAAGATGACGCGCATAGCGTTGTTAAGGCGTGATTACAGGGCTTTCGTCAGCTATTACTTCCCACACTACTGCACCAACACCACAACGGGAGAACAGACCGACTGCGCAAGGTTTCATATTGAGTCTGCCAACAAAATTATTAAGAACAAAACGCTCAAAGCGGTATTCAAATGGGCTCGCGGCCATGCCAAAAGCACCCACATGGACATCTTTATACCCATGTGGCTCAAGTGCCAAAAGAAGCGTGAGCTCAACGTCATGGTTCTTGTTGGCAAAAGCGAGGACAACGCCAACGCTTTGTTGGCAGATATCCAAGCAGAATTTCAATACAATCAACGCTACATTGCCGACTTTGGCGAGCAATATTCTCCAGGCCAGTGGGCTGATGGCGAGTTTGTCACCAAGGACGGCTGCGCTTTCTTTGCTCTTGGCCGTGGGCAGTCGCCCAGAGGTATAAGATATCGCAACCACCGCCCTGACTACATCGTAGTTGATGACTTGGACGATGACGAACTATGTGAAAACGATAAACGCGTGCGCAAGCTCACCCAGTGGGTGAAGGAAGCCCTTTTTGGAGCTATGGATGGCGGCCGTGGCCGCTTTATCATGGTGGGCAATCTCATAGGAAAGGTGTCGGTGCTTGCCAACATCTCAAAGGCACAAGGCGTAAGTATGTCGCAAGTCAATGTCTATGACAAAAAAGGTGAGATATCTTGGGCTGCAAAATGGACAAAGGAAGAAATCCAGCAGATGGCCGACTTCATGGGTTATCGCTCCTTCCAAAAAGAGATGATGAACAACCCTATCACCGAGGGTGCGGTCTTCAGTCATAACTGGATAAAGTGGAAA